ATATAGGGGTATCCTAGATTTTTGTCTATTAATCCGTGTCCCAAAGGATAAACATGGAAACAGAACCGAAGAAACGTGGTCGTGGAAGACCCAAGAAGGGAGAGATTGTCGCCCTTAAGAAAAAGAATACTGGTGTTGTAGGTCGTCCCAAGGGTGATACGGCTATCATCAATGAGTACAAACTCAGGATGCTGAATTCCCCCAAGAGCGCAAAGGTGCTTGAGGCCATTTATGATGCTGCTTTGGATAATGAACATAAGAACCAAGCTGCTGCATGGAAGTTGATTGTCGATAGGATTGTGCCTGTCTCAGCTTTTGAGGCTTCAAAGCAGGGTGGTAGTACCCCAAGTATCAGTATCAACATTTCTGGCCTCCAAAGCCCTTCTGTGGGCCTTGATGAGCCGATTGAGGTGGTAGAGGACGTGACGGACGTGGAGATCAAGGATTACCATGACCAGTCTTAACTTCCAACTGCTGAAGTGGCAGCAGAGTGTCTTTGGATCTAAGAAGCGATTTAAGGTTGTAGCAGCAGGTCGTCGATGTGGTAAGTCCAGACTGTCTGCTGTTACCTTGTTGATTGAGGGTTTGAATTGTCCTGACGGTTCTGCGGTTATGTATATCGCTCCAACGCTGGGACAGGCAAGATCGATTATCTGGGATTTACTGCATGAGCTGGGTAGGCCAGTGATTAAGTCCAGCCACGTGAACAACCTTGAGATCACGTTGATAAACGGACGAAAGATACTGGTTCGGGGAGCTGATAACCCAGACTCTTTGCGTGGTATGTCTCTGACGTATGTGGTCCTAGACGAGTGTGCATTCGTTAAGCAGGATGTCTGGGAAAAGATTATCCGAGCTTCTTTGTCTGACAAGAAGGGTAGAGCATTGTTTATTTCTACTCCTTCTGGCAGGAACTGGTTCTACGATGTGTTCAAGCTAGGTCAGACGGAAGATGAAGAGTGGAAGAGTTGGCACTTTACCACCAAGGACAATGAAACCATTGATCCGAAGGAAATTGAGGCTGCTCAGAAGACTCTCAGCTCTTTTGCTTTTAAGCAGGAATACCTGAGTTCCTTTGATACCGCAGGAGCTGACGTATTCAAGGAAGAGTGGTTTAAGGAAGCAAAAGAACCTCAGTTTGGGGCTTACTATGTTGCAGTGGACTTGGCTGGATTTGAGGATGTGGCTAAGAATGCTGGAGCATCCAAGAAGCGATTAGATGAGACTGCTATTGCTATTGTTAAGCTTTTGGATAACGGTGATTGGTGGGTTCATAGCATTGAGCATGGAAGGTGGGACATTAGGCAGACTGCTGTCAATATTCTGAAGACGATCAGGGATTTCCAACCGAGTGCTATCGGTATTGAGCGAGGAGCATTGAAGAATGCTGTCTTACCTTATTTAAACGACTTGATGAGGAAGAATAACATCTATGCCCATATACATGATCTTACTCACGGTAACAAAAAGAAAGTGGACAGAGTTATCTGGTCACTGCAAGGTCGTCTTGAGCATGGTAGAATCACATTTAATGAGAATGAAGATTGGACTGAGTTTAGGGATCAACTCGTCATGTTCCCTACCAATGGCGTGCATGATGACCTAGTGGATGCTTTGAGTTATGTGGATCAGCTTGCGGTTGCTAACTACAACGCTGATTATGAGGAAGATGAGTTTGAGATTCTTGACCCAATAGCAGGATACTGATTATGAAACAAGGACTGTACGCAAACATCAACGCCAAGCGTAAGCGCATCGAAGCTGGCTCTGGTGAGAAGATGAGGAAACCTGGAAGCAAGGGTGCTCCCACGGCTCAGGACTTCAAGGACTCTGCCAAGACCGCCAAGAAGGGAAAGAAAAAGAATGGCTACTGATTCAAGGCTTGCTCGTGCTGGTGTTAGTGGTTACAACAAACCAAAGAGAACACCAAACCATCCTACAAAAAGTCACATTGTTGTGGCTAAGGATGGCGATGAGATTAAAACAATTCGCTTTGGACAGCAAGGCGTACAAGGTTCTCCTGAAGGATCGGCCCGTAACAAGTCTTTCAAGGCTCGACACGCACAGAATATCGCCAAAGGGAAGATGTCTGCGGCGTACTGGGCTGACAAAGTTAAATGGTAAGGAAACAAATGGAAAACAACCAATTTGAAGAACCAACAGAGTCCGATAAGGAGCTGGTATCTTTTGTGACGGATCACGTTACTCGTTGGCGTGATTATCGGGATACGAACTTCTTGGATGCTTGGCTTGAGTATGAGCGTATCTTCCGTGGTCAATGGGCTTCTGAGGATAAAACCCGTGATTCAGAGCGTAGTCGTATCATTTCCCCTGCCACGCAGCAGGCGGTAGAGACTCGTCATGCTGAGATCATGGAAGCTATCTTTGGTCAAGGTGAGTTCTTTGACATTGAGGATGACATCAAGGATGTGGATGGTAATCCATTTGATGTGGAAGCAATCAAGAATCTGTTGATGGAAGACTTCAAGAAAGACAAGATAATCAAGGCTGTGGATTCTATTGAACTCATGGCAGAGATCTACGGCACAGGCATTGGCGAGATCATCGTCAAGGATGAAAAAGAGTTCACGCCTGCCACTCAGATGATTCCTGGTGTTGCTGGAGCTGCTGCGATTGGGGTTAAGGAGACTGACCGTATTGCAGTTAAACTAAAGCCTGTTAACCCCAAGAACTTCCTGATTGACCCCAACGCTGACAGCATTGAAGAGGCTTTGGGCGTTGCTATTGAGAAGTATGTGTCTATCCACAACGTGGTTAAGAACATGGAGAATGGAACCTATCGTAAGGTTGACATTCAAGGCTCAGGTGATGATCCTGATCTGGATCCTACGCAAGAGGTTCAGCAATACCAAGATGACAAGGTTAAGCTGTTGACCTATTATGGCTTGGTTCCTCGTGAGTATCTGGAAGGTTTGGAGAATGACGGTGAAGAGGTTGAAGACCTATTCCCTGAAGAGTCTGTGGCTGATGAGTATTCGGATCTGGTTGAAGCCATCATTGTTATTGCTAACGACAGCCAGTTGCTAAAAGCTGAAGCGAATCCGTACATGATGAAGGATCGTCCTGTGATCGCCTATCAGGATGACACGGTTCCTGGTCGCTTCTGGGGCCGTGGTACGGTTGAGAAGGCCTACAATATGCAAAAGGCTGTTGATGGTCAGCTCCGTGCTCATATGGACTCTTTGGCCCTTACAACGGCTCCCATGATTGCCATGGATGCCACCCGTATGCCTCGTGGCGCTAAGTTTGAGATCAAGCCTGGTAAGGCTTTGCTCACCAACGGTACTCCTAGCGAGATTCTGTTTCCGTTCCACTTCGGTCAAACGGACAATAATGCAGCAGCAGCGGCTCAGAACTTTGAGCGTATGCTTTTGCAAGCAACTGGTACTGTGGATTCAGCAGGCATGCCATCTAATGTTCCGAGGGACGCTGGAGCTGGTGGCATGTCGATGGTTATGGCAGGCATCATCAAGAAGTACAAGCGTACCTTGACGAACTTCCAAGAAGACTTCTTGATTCCTTTCATTAACAAGGCTGCATTCCGTTATATGCAGTTTGATCCTGAGCGTTATCCGTCTGTGGATATGACGTTTGTGCCTACCGCTACGCTGGGTATCATGGCCCGTGAGTACGAACAACAACAGTTTATTGGTTTGTTGCAGACCCTTGGCCCTGACACGCCTGTGTTGCCTGTGATCCTGAAGGGTATCTTGCAGAACAGCTCTCTGTCAAACCGTGCTGAACTGATGCAGATGTTGGAGCAGATGAGCCAACCCAATCCTGAGGCACAGCAGGCAGCATTGATGCAGCAGCAGGCTCAGATGCAGCTTGTACAGGCTCAGGTGGCTGAGTTGCAATCTAAGGCTGCTAAGCAGGCTGCTGAGGCTCAGAAGGCCTCCGTGGAGGCTCAGTTGGCTCCTCAAGAGGCTCAGGCTAAGGTTGTGGCTGCTTTGAGCACTAACTTGCAGGATAACGCAGAGTCTAAGGACTTTGAGCGTAGGGTAAAGATTGCTGAATTGAGCTTGAAAGAGAAGGAAATTAACCAGAATTTGGAGGTTGTGAAGCTTCAGACCGCTGGTGGTGTTAAGTACGCCCGTAAAGACATGGAACTGTTGAAGAAAGCAGAAGGTAGCCTATGACGCTAAATGACATTATCAATACGGATGCCTCAGAAGAGGCTAAATTGACCGCAATGGCAATGATTCTCAACAAGATGTTGAACTCTATTGAGACTCGGTTGAACGAAGTTGAGATCACTGCTGGCCCTAAAGGTGATAAGGGCGACAAAGGAGACAAGGGAGATCCTGGGATTCCTGGTAAAGACGGTCGCCAAGGGGTGGATGGACGGCCTGGACGAGATGGACGAGATGGTGTAGACGGTAAAGACGGCCCTCAGGGTATCTCTGTTGTTGATGCTCGTGTGGACTTTGACGGCAAACTACTGCTAACTCTCTCTAACGGTGCTGAAATTGACGCAGGTGAGATCATTATCCCTGAAAATAACCAGATTGCGGTGACAAACTACAACGCTTCTGTGTACAAGAACTACACTGCCTCGGTTTTGAGCATTACCGGCTACGTTGAAGTCCAGGATGAAAAAGGAATTGCACGAAAGTTAGCAGTTGTTGAATAAAAATGCTTGACAAAGTACACTTTTTAGTGTACACTACGTTATTATTAATACATAGGTTCTCCTAATGGATAAAGAACTACAGATTTACTACGAAGAACAGTTTTCGATGATGTCCACCAAAGGGTGGGCTGATTTGTTAGAGGATTTCCAGAAGTTAAAGTCCAATTTAAACGATTTATCTACTGTCGCTGATGCTCAACAGCTTTTTTACCGTCAAGGACAGTTAGACATGCTTAATTTGGTACTGCAACGTAAGGAAATGTGTGAGAAAGTCTACGAGGAGCTTGAAGATGAAAAGAATCTTTGAGTTCATGTGTGACGATGCTCACATTTCGGAGGCATTGGTTGATGATAGTGTCCGAGCATGGCCTTGTGTCCATTGCTCACAAGATGCTTCTCGCATTATCTCCAAACCCAGAGTCAAGTTAGAGGGATTGTCAGGTGATTTCCCTACTGCCTATGACGCTTGGGAGCGTAAGAGAGCTGAGAAATTGGCGATTGAGCGCAAACAAAACGGAACAGAAGACTTTGCTTAAGTCCGTTCCATTCTAAAAATTACTCCTAGAACCGTTAATTCGGCAGGAAAGAGGTGGGTATGGCATTATTTGACGATGAAATCGAGCAGCCTAGTGAATTCGAGGCTGAAGAACAGAAACAACAAGCTGCTGAGGTAAAACAAGAGGCAGCACCAGAGCAAGAAGCTCCCAAGATTCCCGAGAAATATGCGGGCAAGAGTCTTGATGAGATTATTAAGATGCACCAAGAGGCTGAAAAGCTTATTGGTAGGCAGGCTCAGGAGGTTGGAGAGGTTCGGAAGCTTGCAGACGAATTGATTAAGCAACAACTTGAGAGTAAGACACCAGAGCCTACTGTAAATGAAACTGAGATAGATTTCTTTGAGAATCCTCAGAAGGCTATTCAGAAGTCAGTTGAGACACATCCAGACGTTGTTGCAGCTAAACAAGCTGCTTCTGAGTTTAAACGGATGCAAGTTCAACAGAAGCTGGCGCAGAAGCATCCTGACTTTGGAAACATTGTTCAAGATGCAGAGTTTGCTGATTGGGTTAAATCTAGCCCTGTTCGCATTGGACTCTATGCTAAGGCTGATGGTGAGTTTGATTTCGATGCTGCTGATGAGTTGCTTTCTACATTCAAGCAGATCAAGGGCGTAAAAAACAGACAAGTAGAGGAAGCAGGTGAGGAAACTCGCAAGCAGAACTTGAAAGCTGCCGCTGTTGATGTGAGTGGAACTGGAGAATCAAGTAAAAAAGTCTATCGCCGTGCCGACCTGATCCGGCTACAGCTAACCGACCCTGACCGTTATCAGCAACTACAGCCTGAAATCTTCAAGGCTTATGCTGAGGGGCGGGTCAAATAAACAATTAACTTTTCAAGGAAACTTTTAAAATGGCAACTACTTTTGCAGGCACTAATGCCGTAACGACTACTTCTGCAGCTAACTTCATTCCTGAAATTTGGAGTGATGAAATTGTTGCAGCGTATAAGAAAAACCTGGTGATGGCGAACCTGGTTAAGAAGATGAACTTCCGTGGCAAGAAGGGTGACACTGTTCACATTCCCGCTCCTGCCCGTGGCTCTGCTTCTGCCAAGGTTGCGGCTAACACCGTGACGTTGATTGCTGAGAGCAACAGCGAGATTCAAGTGGCGATTACCAACCACTATGAATATTCGCGTTTGATCGAGGACATCGTGGAAGCTCAAGCTCTGTCGAGCCTGCGCGGTTTCTACACGGAAGACGCTGGCTATGCTTTGGCTAAGCAAGTTGACTCCAGCCTGATTCAGTTGGGTCGTGGCGCTAACGCTGGTAACGCCGCTAACCAGCAATACGCTGGTGGCTTGATTGGTTCTACTGGTGCTGCTTACACCTACAGCTCGTCTAACGCTGCTGCTATCGCTGACCAGGGTATCCGTAAGGCTATCCAAGTGTTGGACGATAACGATGTGCCGATGGACGGTCGTTCTTTGGTTGTTCCTCCTGTTGCTCGTAACAGCATGTTGGGTATCGCTCGTTTCACCGAGCAAGCCTATCGTGGCAATGGCAACACCTTGGTGAACGGTGAGTTCGGTGACATCTATGGCGTGAAGGTCTATGTGTCCACCAACTGCGATACCACTGCTGCTGCAACCCCTGACAAGGTGGCTCTGTTGTTCCAGCGTGACTTCGCTGTGTTGGTTGAGCAACTGGGTGTTCGTACCCAGACGCAGTACAAGCAAGAATTCCTTGCTAACCTGCTGACCGCTGATACGCTGTATGGCGTGGCTGAGATGCGTGACAAGAACTGCGTCCCGCTGATCGTTCTGGCTTAATTATAACAAAGACTTAAGCTTGCACCCCTAAGGCTCCATCTCAAAAGGATGGAGTCCTTTTTAAAGAGCCCTACGGGGCTTTTCAGAAAGGATAGATGATGGCAACATTCAAGATGATTGACAATGACGATCCTAACCGTTATGCGGTTGTGGTCGAAGAGGGAGACATTCGTAGCTTTATGAACAATCCTGAGTGGGTATTGGTTCCTGAGGTTCCTGTCGAGGAGGCTCCTAAGAAGGCTTCTAAGGCCAAGAAAGAAGAACAGTAATGTTTACTTACCCGTCAGTTTACATTACGTTGCCCAATGGCGCTACCGCAATGGTGGCGTGGGAAATCACAAGCGTGGCGGGCTTGCAAGCATGGATTGATTACATTCCTGTAAAGATCACTCAATCCACTACTGCTGCTAAGCAGAACACCTTTGACTATGATGGTGCTATCAGTGCTAAGCTGATGGGGGATGTTACTGGTTTGATTGCTGGAACTGATTACATCAAGGTGTATCAGGTAACGTCTGGTACTCCTTGGATTGACTATATTCCTTTGTATGACTACCAATCCGGTAGCGTAAACAACTTGTTGCTTGAGAGTGGGGATGACTTCCTGCTTGAAGAAGGTTCACTAATTCTCCTAGAGGGCTAATATGGCTGACACTAAAATATCGGGTTTAACAGCCCTTACAGGGGCTAACACAGCCTCTGGTGACTTGTTGACTATTGTGGACATTAGCGATACCGCGATGGCTGCTACGGGCACTAACAAGAAGATTACGTTAACTGAGCTTCAGAGTGCTCCTGTGTCTGCTGGCACAGCCAACGGAGTAGCGTACCTCAACGGCTCCAAGGTAGTCACCACTGGTTCTGCGCTGGTTTTTGATGGTACGAACCTTCTTAACGACCAAAGCACTGCTTCTCCGATTGGACTCAGACTAAAAAACGGCAGCACAAGCACATCTGCTGGCACCCGTGTGTCTTTTGAGTTTGGAGGTAGCACAACTGGGTATGTCGGCAACCAATTTGATGGCTCTGACTTCAACAATCAGTACCAAGCAAATAGACATCACATTTGGCTGAATGGTGCTACCGAACAAATGCGCCTCACCAGTTCAGGTCTAACCATTGGCAGCACATCAAACATTGGCAAACTTGGTGTTTGGTCTGCTGCTAACGGAGATACGCTTGCTGCATTCCGTTGCTCAGGAACAGGCACACAGCGTGGTCTTTATATCTCTGCTGACAACTCAACAGGAGTTGTTTCTCTAGATGCAACCGGCGCAGCAGCAGGTATCATGGCATTTAAGTATGGCGGTACTGAAGCCATGCGTATTGATACCTCCGGTAATCTTGGGATTGGTACTACAAGTCCTGGCGGTAATTCTTCCAACAGAGTTGTGAAAGCGACAGGTTCTACTTCATCGCAATTTCAAGCTGCTAGTAGCGCAACCACTATCTCTTTGTATGCTGACGCTAGCCAAGGAATTGTGGATGTATCAGGAGCGTATCCTTTACTATTCCAGACCAACTCCGCAGAACGTGCCCGTATAGACTCCTCCGGTAACTTGTTAGTGGGGAAAACTGCTGTTACGTTAGGGGTAAATGGCTTTGTTGCTCAGCCTAATGGATATTCGTCATGCAGTTTGTCAGGAAGTACAAGTGCTACGGACACATTAAATGTGTATTCAACAGGAGCTAGTGCATATCGTTTTTATGTTAATATGGCTGGAACTATTCACGCCACAAGCACGACAATTACCGCTATTTCTGACCAGCGGCTGAAAGAAAACATCCGTGACTTGGACGATGGTCTTGCAACTGTGATGGCATTGAAGCCTCGCAAGTTTGATTGGAAAGACGGAAAAGGTAAAGGCATTAAGAATGATCGTGGTTTTATTGCTCAAGAATTTGAGCAGGTATTGCCCGACATGATTTCAACTTGGAAAGACCCTGCGCCAGAAGGTGAAGAACCTTACAAAGCAGTTAATGCCAACCTGATTCCAACGCTTGTTAAAGCCATCCAAGAACTCAAAGCAGAATTTGATGCTTACAAAGCAACCCATCCCTGAAAGGTAAATCATGACTATCGCCTGGACAATCACTAATCTCGACCGCCGTACCTCTGACGGTTTCGTAACCACTGCTCACTGGACTGCCACGGCAGTAGATGGAGACTTCTCTGCCTCTATCTATTCCACCTGCGGTTGGACAGAAGGGACTCCTGCGGTTCCTTATGATTCGCTGACTCCCGAGGCTGTTCTGGCCTGGGTGTGGGCCTCTGGCGTGGACAAAGCAGCCACTGAAGCTGCCTTGGCTGCTCAGATCGAATCCCAAAAGAATCCCACTGCAGCTACTGGACTTCCTTGGTAATTTGTGGTATGCTCCTGTTTTAACTTTAAGGAGCTATTATGATTAACCTTTCTTTTGAACTCAGCGAAATCCAACACTTGTTAAGCCTCCTCGGTAATCTCCCCACGCACACAGGCGCTTATCCTTTAGCGGTGAAGATTAAAGAACAAGCAGAGGCTCAGCTACCTGCACAAGAACAACCACAAGAGAGCTAAATGGAAGACATAAGCCATAAAGAAATCTATGATCGCCTTGTTCAAGTTGAACAGAAGGTGGATAAGATTGATTCCAACACCAAAGATATGGTCAATGCCTTTAATGCTGCCTCCGGTGCATTTACGGTGTTGGAGTGGCTTGCTAAGGCTGTGAAGCCTCTTCTCATCCTTGCTGCTTTTGTAGGGGCTATTTATGCCGCTGTAGAGCATAAGATCACTCACTAAGGAACTAACATGATGTCTAAAGGCCAAAAGAAGATTGGTAAGGTTATGCGTGAGTACAAGGAAGGTACTCTGCATAGCGGTAAAGGCGGTCCTGTGGTGAAGAACCGTAGGCAAGCCGTTGCAATAGCAATGAGCGAGGCTAATATGCCGATTCGTGGTCAGCGCACTGCCACTAACAAGAAGAACAAGAAGAAATGAGGCCAGTAACCGTTGGTTCTAACATAGCGGCTGCTACCCCGACAGTTGTTTATACTGTTCCTAACGGGTATTATGCTAAATGGAATTTGCTGTATGCTTTGAACGGTACTGGTTCTACAAAGCATCTTACGGTGACTTGGAGAGATGTTAGTGCTGGTGTAGACATTAACATTCTGTATCAATACAGCATCAGCACAAAAGATTTTCTGAAGATTGACGGCGGTGCTTATATGGTGATGGAAGAAGGTGATTATATTACCATTACTTCAGAGTCTGGAAGCTCTTTCACCACAATCTGTACATTTGAAGTAGATAAGAAAGCAGTTGTATGACTTATTTAGAACTTGTTAACGATGTTCTCACGAGAATGCGTGAGCCTACTGTTACGTCTGTGAATCAGAACACCTTGTCTACTTTGATTGGTAAGTTTATCAATGATGCCAAGAGTCAAGTAGAAGCAGCATACAGTTGGAATGCTCTGATGGATGACATCAGCATCACTACCAATTCCACCGACTATAAGTATGCTTTGTCGGTTAATACCAAATACAAGATCGACCAGATCCTCAACCTGACTAAAAACATTGAAGTAACCAACAAGCCTCGTGCATGGATGGTTAAGCATCAGAACCTCGGTAACGTGGTTAGTGCAGTTCCTAGTTATTATTGCATTGATGGCTCTGATGCCTCAGGTAATCCTCTGTTGTCTCTTTATCCCAAGCCTGACGGTGTTTATAGCCTGAAAGTGTTTGCTACCAATCCTCAGGATTCTTTGAGTGCATCCGCTGATGTGCTCTTGGTTCCTTCAGAGCCTGTGGTTCTTGGTGCTTTTGCTCGTGCTCTGGTGGAGCGAGGTGAAGATGGTGGGTTGAACAGCTCAGAAGCCTATGCTTTATATCGTACTGCTTTGAGTGACGCTATTGCTATTGAGTCTGCTACGGTGGTGGAAGAATCTGAATGGGTGGCTGTCTAAATGAGTCAACCAATCCAAACCTTTAGCATCACAGCTCCAGGCTTTTATGGGTTAAACACCCAGGATAGCTCTTTGGACTTAGCTTCAGGCTTTGCTCTTGTGGCTAACAACTGCGTTATTGACAAATATGGTCGAGTAGGTGCACGTAAGGGTTGGACAGCTAGTCACGCTACCTTAGCTGCTTTGGGTTCTAACAGCGTTAAAGCTATCGGAGAGTTAATCACTTCTGGTGGAACCTCTTATGTTATTGCAGCAGGTAACAACAAACTGTTTAAACTTGCCTCCGGGGTACTTACTGAGCTAACCTACGGCGGTGGCGGTACAGCTCCTACGATCACAGACAGTCATTGGCAGATTGCTTCTCTGAACGGTACGTTATACTTGTTTCAATCAGGACATGACCCTTTGGTGTTTGCTCCAGGAACGTCTACAACGACTTATAGGCGACTTTCTGAGGTGTCTGGATATAGTGGTACGGTTCAGTCCTCTAATTGCGTCTTGAGCGCTTATGGACGACTCTGGAACGCTAATACAAGCGCCAACAAAGTAACTGTTCAATGGTCTGACATTCTTGCTGGTCAGGTATATGCTACAGGCAGTGCTGGAACCTTGGATGTTAGCAATGTGTGGCCTAAGAACAGTGACAATATTGTGGCTCTAGGTGCTCACAACGGCTTCTTGTTTATCTTTGGTCGTAATAACATCTTGGTGTATCAGAATGCCTCTGATCCCTCGGCTATGAGCCTGTATGATGTAATTACAGGTATTGGCTGTGAGGCTAGGGATAGTGTTTGTAACACAGGTACGGACATTATCTTCCTGTCTTCCACAGGCGTGCGTAGTATCCTGAGGACAATCCAAGAGAAGTCTGCTCCTTTTCGTGACTTGAGCAAGAATGTTCGTGATGATCTTTTAGTAGCAGTCTCTGGAGCAAATACTACAACAATTAAATCTGTGTATTCTCCTTTGGATGCGTTTTATTTGTTGTCTTTCCCTGGCTCTGGTATTGTGTACTGCTTTGATATGCGTACTCAGTTGCCTGATGGATCAGCGAGGGTGACCGCTTGGGACTCCTTGATCCCTGCCTCTTTTACTGTTAAATCTGATGGTACTTTGTTGCTAGGCGTTAGTGGGTATATTGCTGAATATGGCGATTATACGGATAATGGATCCTCTTATTTGTTCCAGTATTACACCAACAATACTGACTTTGGTGCCCCCTCAGTTACTAGCATCCTTAAGAAGCTCTCTGCTGTGATTATTGGTGGGTCTAACCAAGACATGATCTTTAAGTGGGGGTATGACTTCACTGGAGATTATCAGGCCTCCAGTGCCAATATTCCTTTACAAGGTGTTGCATATTATGGTATAGCAGAATATAATATTGCAGAATATGCAGGTGGAACATCGTTACAGACTTTGGCTGTTTATCCTAATGGTTCAGGTAAAGTTGTGCAGACAGGCTATGAGACAGAAATCTATGGTTCTGCTCTAAGTATTCAAAAGATTGAAATTCAAGCAAAGAATGGAAAGGTAGTGTAATGTCAAACTACGTAAAGACCACTAACTTCACAAGCAAGGACTCTCTTGCTTCTGGAAACCCGCTAAAGATTGTTAAAGGTGCGGAGTTCGATGTAGAGTTTAACGCAATCGCTACCGCTGTTGCCTCTAAAGCTGATACTGAATCTCCTACGTTTACAGGCACTCCTGTGGCCCCTACGGCCTCAGCAGGTACTAACAACACGCAGATTGCTACCACTGCTTATGCAGACGCTGCTGTTGCTGCTGTGCCTAACTACTTGGATACGACTCGTATTGATGT